TCATGGTGCCTGGAGAGCTCCTCGTGATGTATTTGAAATGAATAAAGGTTTATTCAATATAGTAGATAATTGGGAAGAATATAGAAATAGATGTGCTAACACAGCTAAAGAATTAGATTGGTATAACCGTACAACTGAATTAGTTGAAATTTATAAAGAGTTTTTATGAAAGAAGTTTTGATTAAAGAATATAATACTACAAAAATTTTAAATATTCCTTATAAGGAACCACAAAATATTTTTAATGTTAATTTTGTTGATGGTGCTTTTATTGAAGTAACAGGTCCTGAAGATAAAGAATATAAAGTTTTCTTTATTAATCAAGACAATAACCAAGTTTTACATAGTACCACTATTAAAAATAATATGTGGTCTCGTACTAATATAAAATATTTTATAAACTGGCTCATTCAGGTATACTGTGATGACGAATTAGTATTTGAACATAAATTTAACCCAGAAGGTAAAAGAGTTTATATTCATTTAGATTCAAAAGCTATAGGAGATACTTTAGCATGGTTTCCTTACGTAGATGAGTTTAGAAAAAAATGGAATTGTCAAACAATTACTTCAACTTTCCATAATAATTGGTTCAAGCAAGAATACCCTGAACTAGAATTTATAACCCCAGGTACTGAAGTATTTGATCTATATGCTATGTACAGTATAGGATGGCATTACGAAAGTGATGCTGTAGTAAATTATAATAAAATACCTCGTGATTTTAAAACTCTTAATTTACAAGAAACTTCAACAGATATTTTAGGTTTAAATTATATTGAAGTAGTACCTAAAATTACTTTACCTAAGGGTGAACGTAATATTAAAGAAAAATACGTTGTAATAGCACCTCATGCTTCAGCTCATGCCAAATACTGGAACTACCCAGGTGGTTGGCAAACTGTAATTAACCATTTAAATAAAAAAGGTTATAAAGTAGTAATGATTACCCAAGAACCTTGGGGTGATTCATGGCACGATTCAAAACTAGGAGGTACTCTTAAAAATATTATAAATAAAACTGGTGATTTTCCTATTGAAGAAAGAATGATCGATATAAAATACGCTGATGCTTTTATAGGTGTTGGTAGTGGTTTATCTTGGTTAGCTTGGGCTATAGGTACACCTGTAATCTTAATCTCAGGATTTAGCTACCCACATACCGAATTTAAATGTGTTAGAGTATTCCCTAAAAATACTTCAGTATGCACAGGGTGCTTTAATCGCGAATGGTTAAACCCAGGAGATTGGGAATGGTGTCCTGATCATAAAGGAACACCCCGACAATTTGAATGTACCAAATCTATAACCCCTAATATGGTTATAGGTGCTTTGCAAGAAACACTTAATATTTATTGATATGGAAAAAAAAGTTTTAAACCAAGAAGAAGTTCAGGCACTAAGAAACTTACAAGACAAACAAAACAATTTAATTATCTCACTAGGGCAGATTGAATATCAAATTACTCTTTTTGAAAATCAAAAACGAGTTTTAAAAGAAAATATTCAACAACTAGAAAAAGAAAATGTAGATTTAGGAAAAATATTAACCGAAAAATATGGAAACGGTAATATTAATCTAGAAACTGGTGAAATAATTGTTGAATAAAATTTTGTTCTGCTTTTAAAGGTTACACTATTTTTTGAAAAGAATTCATATATTTATACGAAAACATAATCTAATCTTACAATGGCAGAAACCTTAGTATCCCCTGGTGTATTAGCAAGAGAGAATGATAGCTCTTTTGTAACTCAACAACCAGTAACCGTTGGAGCCGCTATTATTGGTCCTACAGTAAAAGGTCCAGTTGAAATTCCAACTATAGTTACTTCATATTCTGAATACCAACAAAAATTTGGTACTACTTTCGTTAGTGGAGGTCAAGTTTACACTTACTTTACTTCTATAGCAGCATACAACTACTTTAACAATGGAGGTCAAACTCTATTAGTATCTAGAGTAGTAAGTGGTTCTTACACAGCTGCAACCTCTAATACAGGTGGTGGTGGTAACTTTATTAGTGGTAGTAACACTTCAGGATCTCTACAATTAAAAACATTATCTAAGGGTGTAATAATGAACAGCTCAAGTTCATTAGATGCTAGCGGTTCATTAACCTCGGGCTCAACCGATAACGTTAGATGGCAAGTTGTTAATTCTAACACATCTTCAGGTACCTTTGATCTATTAATTAGACAAGGTAATGATAATACTAATAATCCTATTGTATTAGAAACTTTTACTAATCTATCACTAGATCCATTCCAACCAAACTATGTAGCTGCTGTAATTGGTGATCAGGTTCAAAACTATAATTCAACTACTAACCAAATAACTGTAACAGGATCTTATGCTAATAGATCAGCTTATGTTTTTGTAAGTTCAGTAGTTAATACCCCAGACTATTTTGATAACACAGGTATTGCTAAACCTGCTTATACTGGATCTATCCCAGTAAATGGTAGTGGTTCATTTACAGGTGCTACAGGTAATGGTGTAGGTGCTGGTGGTTTCTTATATTATGATGCTATTACTACAGGTTTAAATGCTGCTAACATAGATAAGATTCAAGGTATCCCAAGTGCTAGCTACAATGCTATGATTAGTTTATTAGCTAACCAAGATGATTACAGATTCAATATAATTACAGCTCCTGGTTTAATAAACTCTTATCAGGCTTCTCAATGTACTTCTATCATTAATAATACTCAAAATAGAGGTGATAGCATTTTCGTACTTGATTTAGTACCTTACGACTCATTAGTAGCTGATGCAACTACACAAGCTGCTTCTAGAAATACTTCATATGCTGCTTCATACTGGCCTTGGGTTCAAACAATTGATCCAGATTCAGGTGCTAGAGTATGGGTACCAGCTTCAACTATGATTGGTGGTGTTTATGCTTACAACGATAACGTATCAGAACCTTGGTTTGCACCAGCAGGTATTAACAGAGGTGGTCTCGATACAGTTATCAGAGCAGAACAAAAACTTACACAAACTCAAAGAGATACACTCTATACTTCTAAAGTAAACCCAATTGCAACATTCCCAGGCACAGGTACTGTAGTATACGGACAGAAAACTCTTCAAACAGCTGCTTCTGCACTTGATAGAGTAAACGTAAGAAGATTGTTAATTGCCCTTAAGTCGTACATTTCTCAGGTAGCTAATAACTTAGTATTTGAACAAAACACAATCGCTACAAGAAACCAATTCTTAAGCCAAGTTAACCCATTTCTTGAATCAGTTCAACAACGTCAAGGTTTATACGCGTTTAGAGTAATCATGGATGATTCTAACAATACTCCAGACGTAATTGATAGAAACCAGATGGTTGGTCAGATTTACTTGCAACCTACTAAGACTGCTGAATTCATTTACCTAGACTTCAACATCTTACCAACTGGAGCTACCTTCCCAGCATAAGAATTGTAATTAATGATATTTATAATAAAATAAATAATATAGCAAAATGGCAGTATTAGACCCAAACGAAATATTTTTCACAGCGTTTGAACCAAAACAGGCGAACCGCTTTATCATGTACGTAGATGGTATTCCATCTTACACAATCAAAGCAATTTCAGCTGTTACTTTCGAACAAGGTGAAGTAGTACTTAACCACATTAACGTATACAGAAAGGTTAAGGGTAAAACCACTTGGTCAGACTTAACAATGACATTGTTTGATCCAATTACTCCTTCAGGCGCTCAAGCCGTTATGGAGTGGGTACGTTTACACCACGAATCTGTAACTGGTAGAGATGGTTACTCTGATTTCTACAAGAAGGATTTAACTATTGACATTTTAGGTCCAGTAGGTGATATCGTTTCAGAATGGGTAATCAAAGGAGCATTCATTAAGGGTGGTAATTTTGGTGAATACAACTGGGATACAGAAAATACAGCTATTAACCTATCATTAACAATTGGTATGGATTACTGTGTATTAAACTTCTAAAAAGTTTTTTACCAAAATTAAATTTGAGCTTGGCTTTGCTAAGCTCTTTTTTTATCTTATAACTCAATCTATAAGGGATAGGTTCTTTGACATCTAATACTAAACAAAACTATGGAAATTACATCATTTATTTTAGGTGTAGCT